GTCCAGCTGGTCCAACTGGTGCCCCAGGGGCTACTGGTGCTAACGGTCCTCAAGGCGTAGGCGGTCCAGCTGGTCCAACTGGTGCCCCAGGGGCTACTGGTGCTAACGGTCCTCAAGGCGTAGGCGGTCCAGCGGGCTCACCCGGTGCTGCGGGTACTCCAGGTGCTAATGGTCCTCAAGGTGTAGGCGGTCCCGTGGGCAGCCCAGGAGGTACAGGCGCTACAGGTGCTACAGGCCCAGCCGGCCCAGCCGGTTCAGCTGGTAACGCTGTAGCCTTCGATGTAACTGGTGCGTATAACAACGCATCCGGGGCATCATCAAGGTCCGACTATATAAGAACATATAGAGGTAGCAACTTAGTTAAACAAGGAGACGTTTACTGGAATGTTACAAACGGAGAAGTATGGCAGTGGCAGTCGGCCGATGATACTACAGGCAATGATCTAACACTAACAAAACTAGTGGACTGGATTGATGCCGATAGCGTGAAGGTTAGTTCACTATCAGCCCTAACGGCTACAATTGGTCTACTAAGAACAGCATCATCAGGTGCAAGAACTGAAATCGAGGATAACGTGATAAGAGTGTACGATTCTAGTAACGTATTAAGAGTAAGAATGGGAATCTGGTAATATGCCGCAAGGATTACAAATATGGGATGCATCCGGCAACCTCATATTAGATACAAGCACTAGGCTTGGACGCGTTCTAGGTTGGACAGACATAGGGGGTTACCCCTATTCTGGTTCAATTGTTTTACCAACTATAGAATCTGGAGCTCAGGTATTTGTTACTGTTTATAATCCTAACAGTATTGTTACTCCTTATTGGGCTTCTATATATGTAGCTGTTGTCGCTGGTAATATAGATTGGTCAGTTGATGTAGCAAGTTTTGGCGAAGGTACCCTAAGATTAATTTATGGAGTTTATTAAATGCCTACAGGATTCCAAGTACTAAATGATTCCTCAACATATCAAGTAGATGAAACTTATAAAAACTTTCAGCTAAGTAACGCAGGAAGTGGTACTACCTCAAGTCTTTACAGTGACGGCTCCTATAGTTATTATTATTATGATTATACTATTACTAATGCCGTAAACCCTATTCTTGCTGTATACTGTGCAAATAGATATGTTACAGTAACCGCAATAACTAAAAGCGGGTCTACTTGGACCTTTAGGGTAGTTTCTGGGTTTAACAATGCCTCCGTAGAACTATATGTGTTCGACGTTGTTACAACTAGCCCACATAATTATGGACTACAAATATTTAATGCATCTGCCGAGTTAGTATATCATAGCGGAAATAAGCCCTTAAGAATCGTAGCTTTAATAGATAATAGTGGCACTACTACTTACACGTATACTTCTGGCAGAAAATACGCCACAGTTATACTAGCCCCAGGGTTCTCACAAGATGGAACAACTATAGAAAAAGCCGTAAAGAGAGAATGGACTTATTATTCCGGGGTACAAAATACTTCGCAACATGTAATAGTTTTCTCAAATGGAGCAATTCAAACATCCGATATTACCAGCTATACTTATGACCCCCCATTTACATTCCCAGTAGACTTTGCCCAGGGGCTGGTCGTTGACATCACTAATTTTTAAGGAGATAATATGTTTATTCAAGATAAACTTCAAGCCTGGAGAACGGCAACAAACCTTACGGGCCCCTGCCCTATGTCTGATTGGCTAGCTTCGGAGCAGTCTAAGCTAAATGGCCTAGACCCTAATAGTAAAAGATACGCTGACGACGAGGATGTTATTAGGCAGCAGCTTTTACTTCACCCAGATTGGAACACTCAACTTTCTTGGCAAGGTTTCAAGATGGTAGAAGGGTACACAGAGCCTAGAAGAGGCATAGCTCAGTTTACTTTCCTAACTCATGTGCTTACAGCTCCTTTTCCTACGCTAGGCAGAGGTTTAAAGGCACAAATTCAAAGAGATATAGAAAGAGACATAGTAACAGATTCTAAAGTACTTAAACTAATGGAAGATTACTTAGCTATAGAAGAATTACTACCAGGAGATGTTCGTTGGGACCCAAAGGCTAAAAGAAAATCAGGGGTTCCATTAGATAGAATAAAGATGATAAAGGACCCACCATGAAAATATTATTAATATCATTACTTTTGGCGAGCTGTACTCCTACTGTGCAGCCGCCTACCAGTAACCCGGCTGAGGTATACTCCCAAGATATGGAGAGTTGCAGTAATGATCCTTCCACCCCATGGTGTGCGTCTGCCTGCAAAGATACCCCGTACAGTTGGTGCCCTAAGTGACCGCAGATGAAATTAGAAAATGGAACTTGAAAATTCACAGCAGATTCTGGTATGTTTATGATGACCCTAAGCACGACTCGTGGAAATCATCAGCAAAGCCATTTCTAGCAGACCCAGATAACTATAAAATTATGGATGACTGTGATGGATTAGCTAGCACAACGGCTGAGATATTCTTTACTTTAGGAGTTCAAAAGATATGGCGAGTTCTTACTAGTATGGAAGGCGGCCCGCAAATAGACCATATGGTAGCAATGGTAGAAGATGATACTGGCCAACGTTGGATTGTAGGGGACACAGGTACTAATCTACCTTGTAAACTACAGAATTATGATGGTAGAATGTTTATGTTTAACAAAATCAACGATGGCGTCAATTGGAGACCTCATCCTTAAGGAGACTAAATGGTAAGACAAAACTGGAGGCTTTACACAGGAATGGTTTCGCCCCAAGAGTGTGAAGAGATTAAAAAGCTATGCTACGACTCATGCAGACTAGCTGATGGTAGTGTATTTAGTGGTGCAGATGTAACTGCAGCCTCTTCAATACGAAAAACTAAAGTAGGCTGGACAGAGAACCCTAAACTAATGGCTATGTCATTATACTACTTAAGGTTAGCTAATAGAGACGCCTTTGGGGTAGATATTGACTATATGCCCCCTCTTCAATTTGGAGAGTACACAGTAGGTAACTTCTATGACTGGCACTACGATGTAAATTGGGAAGGCACTGGTCCATACGATAGGAAACTATCTTATGTTCTACAGTTGAGCGATCCTAACAGCTATGAAGGCGGTAACTTTGAGTTCAAAGAAATCGAACAGCCTACTAGATTCAGGGAACAGGGGTCAATCCTCATATTCCCTAGCTATCTAACGCACCGGGTAACCCCAGTCACCGCAGGAGTAAGAAACTCCCTAGTTGGTTGGATGGAAGGCCCTCGCTGGAAGTAACAAAAAGCCCCGGAACTCGCGTTCCGGGGCTTTTCGTTAGTAGGTTACATATATTAGAAACTGTCCAAAGTAAGTATGCTTCCACCAGTCTTTAAAAGCATATAGGTAGTCATTATCAAAGATTTCAGCGGTAATATCTTTTCCGTCGTATCTCTCATAAACATGTAACTCTTTATAATCTTTTAGGTATAAGTCTCTAAATTCAATGAACTTTTCCACAGCATTTTCATGGTCTGTAATGTGCCATTCACCAGCATAGTGTTTAACGTTGTTACGAATAAACTCATAATTTTCTCTCGTGAATATAGAGTACTCCCCACCCTCACAATCAAATTTTAAAAAGTCAATTCTAGTAACGTTATGTTCTTTAATGAGGTTGCTAAAAGTTGTGGTAGAGTAAGTATCCCCATAATGCTCATAAATAAACGCTCCACTACCTATAATCTTAGCATCTTCAATTCTATATGAAATTGCTTTATTTATAATAGTCACTGGAGCCTTAGATAAGTTTCTAGCAAGACAATTAACTAAGCTATTTGAGGGCTCTATACAATAAACATGCTTTGGAGCTCTATCTAAAATAGAAAAAGTAAATGACCCGCAGTTTGCACCAATATCTAGTACAATGTCTCCAGCAACTACTTTACAGTGTTTCTCGTAAGTATGCTCTACAAAGTTTTCCTTTGTAAATAAATCGATATACTCTTGAGGCGTACTACCCCAATCAAAGTTCATAAAATATCCGCCCAGTTTCCAGTTGTTGCTGATTTAGAATAGGCTGTAGACCTATTTTCAAAGAAATTAGTATGCTCTACAGCGTTGATCATAGAGTCTACCCAAGGTAGTGGATTTTTCTCAATACCGAAAATATTGTTCAACCCTAACTGATTAAGTCTTCTACCTGCGATGAACCTGATATACTGTTTTACTTCCTCTGGTTCTAGGTCCTCTAGTTTAGCGCCCTCGAAGCAAGTGTCAATGAAAGCGTCTTCTAGTTCTACAATCTTTTTACAGATAACGTATAAAGAAGCCTTAAGCTCGTCTGTCCATAAATGAGGATTCTCTTCGATGTATGTTCTGAAGAGTCTGGTCATGCCTTCAACATGCAAATTTTCGTCTCTAATTGACCAGCTAATAATCTGGCCCATATTCTTCATTAGATTATGTCTAGGGAAGTTAAGTAAAATAGCAAAAGAGGAGAACAGCTGAACTCCTTCAGTAAACCCAGAATAAACTGCGAGGGATTTTGCGATGTTCTCGGGAGTATCCATGCTAAACTGGGACAAATATTCGTGCTTGTCCCGCATTGATTTGTAGTTAGAAAACATCTTGTATTCTGCATCTGGAAGTCCTAGCGTTTCAATGAGAAGAGAGTATGCGTCGATGTGAGTAGCTTCCATACCTGCAAAAGCACTCATCATCATTCTAATTTCAGGCGGTTTAAATGTGGGCAAGTAATGCTGAGCATATCCACCAGCTACGTCTACGTCAGCCTGGGTAAAGAATCTAAAAATCTGAGTAATTAGCTTTTTACTTCCAGAGTTTAGTTTCTGATTGTAGTCTTTAATATCGTCAGCCAGAGGAACTTCCTCTGGCTGCCAATGCATTCTGTTTTGAGCTTTGTAATAGTCGTAAGCCCAAGGGTAGGTAAAAGGACGGTAGTAGTCTCTGGTTTCTGTTAACATTTATCCCTCACACGCTAGACACTCTTGAGTGTCTACTGGCTTACTAAAATCAAAAGAATGTTTGACTGTAGACTTAGATAGTTTATCTGACTGCCGCTCTGACTCAGAACGGAGGTAGTAAAGACTCTTAAGGCCTTTCTTCCATGCAAGCAAGTGAACATAGTGAAGTTCTTGTTTGCTTACATTCGCTGGGAAGAATAGGTTTATAGACTGAGCTTGGCAGATAAATTCTTGTCTATCTGCAGCTAATTCAACAAGCCATCTTTGGTCGATTTCCATAGCCGTTTTAAACACATCTTTTTCCCAGTCTGATAAGAAATCTAGATGCTGCACAGAACCTCTATTTTCTACGATAGAAGCCCAAACCTCATCAGTGTTCTTTCCGTACGCTTCTAGTACTTTTATAAGATGCTTATTCTTATGAGTATTAGTACCACTCATTGTCTTTTGGTTATAAGCGTTGGCTGGGAATGGTTCTACACCAGGAGAAGTCTCCCCACAGATAATGCTAGAAGAAGCATTAGGGGCGATAGCTAGTAGATGGGCGTTTCTGACATTTTCATATCCTTTTGCGTCTGGGCATGGCCCGCGCTCGTCGGCTAGTTTGATTGTTTCTGCGACAGCTTTTGCTTTGATAAGCGAGAAGATTTTGTTGTTGATCGATTTAGCCATCGGAGTTTCAATAGGGATGTTCTTACTTTGTAGGTAAGAGTGAAAACCCATTGCTCCTAGACCCAGTGATCTTTCTCGCATAGCGCTGTAAATCGCTTTGTAGAGTTGCTCAGGAGCGTTATCAATAAAGTGCTGTATAACGTTATCCAGCATACGAATAAGATCGCCAATAAAGTGCTCATTATCCTTCCATTCATCAAACTTTTCTACGTTGACGGAAGAAAGACAGCAAACGGCAGTTCTGTTTGCGTCAGTTGCCAGAGTAATCTCTGTGCATAGATTTGATTGACGAACTTTCAGACCTAGCTTACGCTGGTAATCTGGTAGCGAGTCGTTCATTGTATCGCCCCATACCATGTAGGGTTCGCCTGTTTCGGCGCGATTTTGCAGAATTTTAATCCAAAGAGACTTGGCAGATACTGTCTTTGTTACTCTCTTAGACTTAGGATCGATAAGTGCCCAAGAATCATCAAACTCTTCACCTAAAGCTTTAGCTTGTGTGGCACGTTCAATAATTCTCATAAACTTATCGGAAATTACTACGCCATGGTGCAAGTTAAGGCACGCACGGTTAATGTCGCCAGTAGGTCTACGAATGTCTAGAAACTCTTCAATCTCAGGGTGTGAAATATCTAGGTAAGCAGCGTTAGAGCCTCTACGTGTAACACCTTGTGAGAAGGCTAGCATCAGAGAGTCTGTAACCTTCATAAATGGCACTAGCCCAGTCGACTCCGATCCACTGGAAGTTTTCTCCCCTGTTGATCTAATATCTCCCCAGTAAGTCCCGATTCCTCCTCCCACTGATGAGAGGAAGGCGTCCTCTGTGAAAATCTCTGTAATACCTTTTCTATTGTCATCCACGTAATTAAGAAAACAAGAAATAGGAAGGCCACGAGAACTGCCCCCATTGCTAAGAAGAGGAGTAGCAAACATAAACCAATGAAGGCTAGCATAGTCATAAAGTCTTTGAGCATGTTCTTCGTTATCGGCAAATGTCATGGCTGCACGAGCAAATGCTTCTTGTGGCGATGTTTCGCCCGGTAATAGGTATCTGTCTCCTAGTGTCTTGATGCTGAATTCGTCCAGCAACTCATCTCTTTCGTAATTAATTCGCACTATAATCCTTTATTAGCTTGCCACGAATGTGGTCTACTTCGTGAAGAAAACACCTGGCGTACAAGCCATTAAACTTACTATTTACTTTTTTACCTTTTGTATTTATGTAACTTACATCGACCTCTTTAGGTCTAGATACTTTAATTCGCTCACCTGGGCAAGATAAACAACCCTCTAGTGCGTCTTCATAAATTAAGGATAGACTTTCTACCTTAGGGTTTATCATATAGATATTCCCTACTATACATATAGGCAAATGAATGCCTACTTGTACGGCTGCAATGCCTAATCCCTTCTCTTCGGCCATAGCTTTTTCCATTATAGAAAACGCTATGTCTATACTGTCTCGATAGTCAAAAAATCGTATAGGCTTACTATGATCGACTTTAAGTCTAGGATCAGGGTAGCTTACTAGAGAATATGCCATTTAATTGTGCTTTCAGCGCGGGGAGCTGCTCCCCAATAGCATCTAGGTGGAAGGACCTTAGGTCCATGAGTTCGTAAGATAGAAGCATAGAATCTTTTGACTTATTTAAGTTTTGAATATACGCTGCTTTGCCAGGGAGCGGTAATGCTTCAATAAGGTCGAATACCGTACCGTACTCCTCGATAAGCTTAGCTGCACGAACTGGGCCTACTCCATCCACTCCTGGAACGTCGTCTCCCTTATCCCCGACGAGTGTCTTGAGGTGTATATAGCTGTCTCTGTCAACCGGGTGCTCCCATGTGTCAACGGTAATTTCTTTACGCGTGACCGTGGAGAAGCGGGATACGTCTTCTTCGATAAGAAGGTCCCAGTCGGCGTCGGAGCTAATAAGCCAGATGGAATTGATATCGAGATTATGTTTGTTTTCCACGATGAAAGCTGCGATATCGTCAGCTTCAACCCCTGGGTATCGAACAAGTGGGATATTGCGTAGCTCAGAAAGTGTTCGCTCATAATAGCCGAAGAACTCTTGAGCAGCTTTTTTCTCTGCCTCAGTTTCTTTTTCGTACTTAAGCTTTCTAGAACCTTTGTAACCAGGGTGCTTTTCTTTACGCCACTTAGAACCTCCTGGACCGTCGGCAACCACCAGTATTCTACCACACTCGTAAGACTTAGCGAGCGAGCGGATGGTATCAATAAATCCATTTGGCATATCGGAGGGACGACTGGCATGTTTCCACCTAAAGGCTAAGTTAAGAGCGTCTACGATTAGTACGTTCTTTGGGTCGCGAGGCTCTGAGTCAAAGTTAGCCATAATATTTCCATTCTTTTTGAAGCCATTCTTCAGCTAAAGAAGTATAGCACCCTTTAGCCTTCCAATGCAAGTAGTTTATTACGTGTTTCGGTTCCCGATCTACGGTAATAAACCATTTGGACCTGTCATACTTAAAAAATAGTATGGGGGTAGCTGGCACCTGACTGGCTTGGTGAACCAACTTAGTCCACCACTGATTTAAGTTGTTAGTTGTGTTAGTTAGTATCTTATCGGATAAAGGGCTGTCTTTGTAGTTTTTAACTTCAATGATATACTTAGGCTTTTCATTGGGGATATATAAGTCTCCCTTTTGGTACTCTAAGGCCCCGGAAGCAGGGGTTCGTTCCCACTGCATTCCGGTGTGCTCTCTCATCATATCTCTTACTGCGTACTCTCCGCGTGCCCCTTTAGCTCTAGCGTCCACCATTACTTAACCTCGATTCTCCGTCGTCTTTAGTAACGGTAATCTTTTCTAGCAACGGGTGAGACCAGCCATGTGACACTAAGAATGTATTCAAGCCCTCTTCCTGCAGTAATACCTCTACTAATCGATCTTTCCCAAACTCATCCAAGACGTTCATTACTTCGTCTAGGAACAGGATGTTTACCTGCGTCTTAGAGATGGAATTCATTAATTTTCTAATTGCTAATAAAGTAGCTGTGTTAACACGAGCTAATTCCCCACTTGAAAGCGCTGCTACTTCAATTTCGGCGCCGTCGTCTGTTAAACTCACATTAAGCTTATCCGAAGTTACTGAGAACTGCAGGGTAAATCTTCCATCAGAAAGCTCACCTAAATAGTTATTCGTGACATTCTCTAAGTCCTTCACGAGATTTTCTAATTTGTAGGCTACCAATCCATTGGTCGAAAATGCTTTTTTCAAAATTTCTAATAAACCGAGTTCCGTGGTTGCTGTTTTTAAGCGCTGTTGTACTTTGGCCAGCTCTTCTCTATGCTCGTTTAATTGTTCAAGAATGACCGAAATTCGTGAGTTGTGCTTCTCGGCTTCCATATTATTCGAAATCGCGGAGTCGTAGATTTTCTTTTTACGACCTAGTTCCGCTTCTATTAATATTATGCGCTCATTTATTTCGTGAACGTCTTCTAGCGTTTTCGTTAGAGTTCTGTCCACTTTAGTATAGAGCGATTCCCACTCATTCTGTTTATCTTTAGCTTCTGTGATGAGAGTGTTCATTTTAGTAACTTCAGCCAACTTCTTAGTTAGAGCGGCCTTTTTACTCTGAGCTTCCTCTAGTTGAGTCTTAGCTTGAGTAACGAAGTGTACTTGTATGCTTTTATTAATATCTTGCTCACAGGTTGGGCACTTGTCGTCCAAATCTTCTAGTTTATTAATTAGCGCTGTAAGGCGCTTAATTTCTGAGGCAAGAGCGCCCAGCTCTACGTTGATGCTAGAAGTGTCCTCCTTAGATTGTGCCACTAGGGTCTTATCGAAAGATATGCTTTTAAGAATTTCAGTTAGCTTGTTGTTAGCTTCTATCTTCTTATTAGTTTCTTTGGCTTTGCTAATTCTATCTTTTAACTCCCACAATTCATCATTATTAGGAATTTCTGGAATAGGTAGCATATCCTTTCGGTCAGGTAATGCTTCGTTTTTCTTTATCCAAGTAGTTACCGAGCTAATCTGTCCCTCAATCCTAGCTACTGCTGTTACTGTTTCAGATACTATCTCTTTAAATATAGCATGGTAAGCATCATATTCGTTTAAGCCAAATAAGTCAATAAGAAACTTCTTTCTATTGGTATCTGTAGCTGTAAGGAATGATAGCCCTTCTGTAGTGCTCTGATATATAAGAGGTACAAATGTTTTAAAGTCCATGCCTATAAGAGATTCAATAGTCTTAAAGGTTTCTGTGGCTGTATGGGAGCTTATATCCTCGCCGTTTTCAGTAAGCTTAACCTTTAGTGTACCCTTACGGTTTATTTGAATTACGTAGTGTTTACCATTTAAGGTAAATGGAACTCTAATCCAGTAAGAACCGTCTCCTAGTCTATTAGGTATATCCGCTTTTTTAATACCTTTTGAGTTTTTATTAAAGAAAGCTTCTTGAATAATAAGAGCTATGGAAGACTTACCAGCCCCATTCTCTCCTAACAATTGGGTTATATTAGGGCCGTTCAGTTTTACTACGTTATTATCCCCGTAGCTAAAACAGCCACCCCAACTAGCTTCTTCCATGATAAGCATTAAAAATCTCCAAAACAGCCTCTCTTGTATCAGCAGGTAACTTTAAAACTTCTTCCAGGTATATGTCTAGTTCTTCTGGAATAGTTTTGTCCATTAGATTGATAGTTACTTCTGTACTTCTTTTAACTATCTTTTTGTCTAATAGCTCGGAGTTCTCTACAGTACTTAATTGCTGGAGGTCGCCCTCTATTTCATAAATTGTGTGGTCATACTTAGTTGGGATCATCTCTTCCGAACTAGATACCGTTTTTCTAATTAACTGTGGCAGGTTAAACTTATGCCAAGTCCATTTTGTCAGGTCTTCCTCGTCTATAAGTAGATACCCGGTATCTACATTATTTCTGTGAAAACTAGTTGTCATTGGGCTGCCGGGGTAAACAATATTACGCTGACTATTACTATGACTATGCAAATCCCCCGCATATACAATAGGAAATCTTGCGAATCTTTCAAGGTCCACCTCTGGCTTGACATGGGGAGGAATTTCACCTCTTACGTGTGTAAAAATAGCAAGGGTACTATCAATACCCTCTATAGACCCTTTTTGGTGAAGGTCAGTGTATGGTAAAACTACAAATTTTGAGGTTTCATACCCGTCAGTTAGAATGCTGACAAGCGGGTTAAGAGCGCTTACTACATGCTTTAAAGTATGTAAAAAAGACTCTCCCTTTTTTGTAGCTTCGTGGTTGCCGTCGTATATAATTGTTTCTTCAGTGCATTGCTGTACAAACTGAAAAAAGATAGCAAGCTCCGCTAGGGAGGGCAACTTATCGAAAATATCCCCACCTACAATATGTAGAGAATGTGGTATCTTAGAAAGCTGATCTAGAAATAAATTATACCTATTGACCGCCCAGTCAACAGGTACATTTTTTTGCCCTAATTTTATATGCCAGTCTGCTGTAAAGAGTATCATTGGTTCCTTAGATAGGAAGGGCGGGCCCGAAAGCCCGCCCTTTTTTGATTAGGTAGTGAAATCGTCTGGGATTTCATCGTCCACAGATTCACCCTTTTTATCTACAGGTGCGCCGGCACGAAGGTTATCAAGATATTTCTTGATGTCTTCAGGAGGAGCACGCTTCAATACTTCATCAATAGTAGGATGGGCATCGAATAAAGCTTTTACTTCTGCAGAAACAGGCTTCTTGCTCTTGCTGCACTTCATTTGCTGAAGTGTGTATTCTACGTTGAATACTTTAGGACCAGTTTTCGCCTTTGTGAAAACAATGTCCCAGCCTTCTTCAGTGTCTCCAGGGTTCCCCAGATCTTCTACGAGGCCAACGATAGCATTGAACAATTTCTTCTTGTGGTTGAAGATAAGAACCTTAGTGGGGTCTTTAGCGTCTACGCAAAGGCTTGCGTAGGCCCATTCAGCTTTAAGGTCGGGGTAATATTCTTTCACCCAATCTTTTTGAGCGTTATCGAACTTTTCAGTTTCGCGGTTGAATGAGAGACACTCAACAGGGGACTTCTGACCGTCGGAATTTGGAATCCAGTAGATATAACGGCCTAGAACGCCTCCAACAATGCGAATGCGGTTTTCACCGTCTTTCATCTTGTAGCTTGGAGTTTTTTCGCGATCTGCTTCGCCTTTTACAGTGTTAAATGATAGTGCCATTTGTTTACCCTTGTTCGTACTTAAAATGTACTGCGTTATTAGATATTGTTAATAGTTGATTTGTTTCTGGTATAAAAGGAGCTAGCCTTATATCCAATGTCGTATCGCCGGTCAATAGATATTCCGCTAAGGACCTTTTACTAGCTAAAGCGATGTACTCTACTATATCTTTTACTGGTAGTTCGTATTTCTTTGTTAGAAGCTTTTCAGGTTCTATTAGAAAAGAAATACCCTCATAGTCCTTCCAGTAGTAAGGATTGAGTCTTTTTTGTTGTCTAGTGGGAGCGGCTTCTGGCCATGTAATAGCGGACATAACTTTAATTAGCTCTATGTTGCTACCGTTTGCCAGGCGTTTTACGCGTTGCCAGTCGAATTGAATCATAAGTATAGCACGCCTTCTTGCCAAAGTCAAGCTGAATTTTTCAGAGGTCTATGACTTGATAACCAGCTCTCATGAAGTAGCCTTTCATGAGTTGTTGTTGCTTTTCTACTGTTTTCCCCATAAGCTGGGGCATAACTACAATAGGGTCAATTTTACCCTCTTGTGTTCTAATTACTCTACCTACCAGCTGATCCAATAAAGGTTCATTATTAATAGGAGTAGCAATTATCAAACAACTTAAATAGTTTTCTGAAACACCTTCAGCAAATATACTTAAACTACCATATAAAACACTATGGGTTCCGTCTCTCATTTTCTGTATTTGAGCGGCTCTATCTTTAGTGGTTCCGGTAACTACAACACTTTTGGGTGTAAGTTCGTGAGCTCGTTTCATAAGTTTAGTTCTACTGGATAGTACTAATACTTTGTGTCCTTTAGCCGCATAACTAGCTGCCATCAAAGCAATAGTACGCTGATATACTTCATTGTCTGCAAGATCATTTATTTTTACTGCCCAAGGTTGTTCCCCGTCTGCTACTCTTATAGGTAATTTTACCCTATGAATAGTAGGTGTCATTCTATTTTCTTCAGCTGGCTTAAACACCTTATTACTAAAGTAATCTGGGAATAGCAGGTGTAGTCCATCTTTTCGTTTAGCCGAAGCTGACAACCCTATCTTATAAAAAGCATGGTTGGAATCGATGAGACTAGAGAAAGTCCTAGAAGGAATATGGTGGCACTCATCAACAATAATAGTACCGAAAGTTTTAGTAATCTTCTCTCCAGCAACTCTATAAAGAGTTTGTATATTACCAACGTTGATAGGCATACTACAATCAAAACGGCCGCTGCCAATAATTCCAGGGGTAAAACCATAGACTTTCTCACATTCTGCAATCCACTGGTCCCTAAGGGCCAAAGTGTGTACGATTATCAGAGTCCTTTGCTCTAGCTTACCAGCTATTTTTAGAGCAGTGAAAGTCTTCCCCCAACTAGTATTAGCATTGATAAAACAGTCAGAAGCTACGTGATCATGAACAGCAGATTGATTTTGTCGTAACTCCCCACGGAAGGGAGGGAAATCAACAAAGTCTAGTACTCTTCTATTTATAATCTCGTAGTCTTCTGGAATCAAGTCAATCCTACCGCTAGGTATGGACATTAAGCCTTCTTTGATTATCCTAGCGTTAGTTATTATCTTAGGGGGTAAGTCATCCCTATATTGGGGTATTTTATATGTTAGTGCCCGTAATAAGTGGCTTTGAAGTTCTGGATTAACTTCTAGGAATATTCTATTCGTTAATACTGCTTTTGCCATGTTATTACGTATAAAATACGTGATCTCCTATAGTAACTGTTTTTTCTTTCCCCCAATTGGGGGATACATAGTCTGCGTGATAGTATTTGGCGCCCTTTGTAATATTAGTTGGGTTTTCCAATACGCTAATAGCTATATAAGTTGCTAAAGCAATAGCTTCTTCTTCCACCATCACGTCCTTCTTCCCGTCACAATACCACGAAAATTGGCAGTTGTTTTTTGTTTTCTGCTTTATAACTTTGCAAATGTTATCTGGGAAGTCGGGGTCTTTAGTTCTATTAATAACTACTTCTGCTACCGCAAACTGACCTTCTACAGGCTGGTTTCTAGCTTCAAAATAGATATTTTGTGTTAGACAATCTACGCTAGATTTATCTAAGGGTTTCGGCTCCATTTCCATTTCTAATGATACCGGGCTGAATAATAAGTGATTCGCCGGTACGGGAATCTGGTAGTTTGTGCAAGCTGTCAATAACAGGGTTGCTAAGGCTATCAGTTTTATTAATTTCATTGAGTTTATGTTTTTCCGTTAGGTAGCGTTTGACAAGTTCACTTCTAACTATATCTTCAATTCCAAACTCTACTATATCAAATAGATCTGGCATTCTTTGAAGAATATTCATAAAAGGTCTTAGCCCATTATTCTGTAAGTCGGCCTGTCCTGCGTCACCACTAAAGGCTATTTTGCAGTTCTTTCCGAGTCTAGTAATAATGGAATCTAACTCATGGAAGTTCATGTTTTGAAACTCGTCCACGATCAGAAAACAATTTTCTGTGTTTATGCCTCTTATAAATGAGGTTGATACGAACTCTACTTTTTTCTGTCTTTTTAGCATTGTGTACGCATCCTCTTTGTCATAGAGTTGCGAAGCTAAATCCATATAGGGTGCTTCATATACTTTAGTCTTCTCTGAAGCTGATCCTGGTAAGAATCCTATATTTCTTGTTGGTACAGCACTACGCATAATAATTACTTTTTCTAAGCGTCTAGCTTCGACCTCTACTAGGGCTCTATACAGAACCAATAGAGTTTTTCCAGTACCAGCAGCGCCGTGGACTACTAGGTTTTTATTGGAGGCTAACACCTCTTTTTGTCTTGGATTTAAAGCTTTTATACGAGATAACTGTAAGTTACCATTTGGTGAACCCATTATACTTTCTTCCGGGTAGGCTTTTCCCATTCGTACATTATATTATATAGTTTCCATGGAAGGTCTTTATAGTATAATATCTGGGCGAAACTCCCGACTGGGGGTCTATTAACTACTATTGGAAAGTTAATTCCTTCCAATATAATTAGCGAGTAAAAATCTTTGTAAATAACGTTGTCTATTTTGTGACAAACAAGTCTTTGCAGAGATGTACGCTTATAGGTAAAATAAGACCCTAGGTTGTCTATGTACCAGGACCTGGTACCGGCTGTGTCTTTTATAAGCTCTATTACATCTCCGCGGTGTCTTAAAAGCTTATAAAGAGGGTGGGGGCTAAGTAGTCTTCTAGCCCCTAAGGTTCTAGCGGAGATGTTTCTGTCGTCAACTATATTCCCGCCTACAAAGGTAAGCCCATCGACTGTAATAGGTTCTTGGTCTACCTTGTAGACGGGGTAGTTAACTTTATGCAGCGATTTGATCGTCCTCTCCAAAGAACTTCTCCTCAAATGCGCCTTCTGAGTAATCGTCGGAAACAGAGAATTCGCAGCCAATAGGCATGCCCGGAATATTCAATCCTCTATCTAATTCGACTAAGGCTTTTAGTTTTTTACGATACTGGTCTACGTACTCTTCTTTAACTTCAGCCAACACAGAGTCGTGCACTAGGGCGAAGATCTTAGCGTCTATCTTTCTCTCTTCAATATAGTCCTGTAGCTCAACAGCTGCAAGAAGGTTAATATCGGAAGAAGGAGACTGAATTAAGAAGTTAATACCAGAACGTACTTCGTGAGCAACAATGCCTTTGTTGTCGCTAGCGATATTTCTTAGTCTACGTTTACGGCCGAAGTGACTATAAATGAACCCATCAGCAAGAATCTTATCTTCTGAGGTTTTTAGCCACTTCTTAAGTCGCTTGAACGTTTTGAAGTAGTCGTCGATAGCCTCTTGGGCTTCTGACTTAGTATAAATAGCTCCTGGATCTTTCTCCTGCATACCCTTAGTAACGGTAGCAGAAATCTTATTAGCACCAGCTCCGTATAGAATACCGAACGAAATAGCTTTAGCAGCCTGACGTTCACCTGGGAATAGTTTTGAAACCTCTTCTACCTTACACGGAAGATTGAACACCTTCTTAGCGATGGTAGAGTGGAAGTCTCCTCCAGACTTGAACACGTCCATTAGTTCTGGGTCGCCAGAGAGAACAGCGGCGATATACATCTCAGCTGTTTTCAAGTCCATTGATACAATCTTGTACCCTGGGCGAGCTTTGATACAGCCTTTAACCGCTGGGTTATCCCGCGGTAGCTGCTGCATGTTTAACTTACCGCTAGAGGATAAGCGACCAGATGTGGTAGAATGTAGGTTGAAGCTGGTTCTGAGCTTGCTGTCCCGGTCAAGTTCGGGGATGATTTTGTCGAGGTAAGTATTCTTGATCTTGCTCTGTTTTCGGATGGTGAGAATAAGAGCTGGGATTGGATGTGCTTCTGCAAGTTGTTCAAGAACTTCTGCATTTGTGGAGTCAGCTCCCGTTCCGGTAAGGATTCCGGTAGGCTCCAAACGTAAGTAATCGAACAGTAGCTTTCGCAGTTGTTGGACGGAGTTTGGGTTGAATTCGGCTCCTTGGTCTCGCTCGAATTTTTGAACTTCTGGGTAAGCTTTAAGGGTAAGTACTGCAGCGTCAATCTCCTTAGTCATAGCCTTTTGGGCTAGCTTTAGTCTCTCAAGATTGAAAGGAACTCCATTATCCTGAATCTTAGTTAAGAACCTAGAGCCAGGAATGAGGATGTTCTCATACATCTTCAGTAGCCTAGGATTGCGTTCAACGGCTCGACGGAACTTGTCGTAGAGAAGGAATGTGACGCAAGCGTCGATAGCTGCGTAAGGCCACATAATATCAAAAGGAATTAACCCGTAGTTGAAGTCTCCTTTTAGAATACCATTAGTCTTGCAGTACGTTGAAATAAACTGCTGCAGAGGCTCTTCATAGTCCCCATAGTCTGTATATTTAAGTGCTAGTGACTTAAGGCCGTGGTTGCCTGGTTGTTCATCCAGCGTATAATGGAGAAGCATAGTATCTTCGAACTTAGGGAAGAACCACTTAAAGTGGTAGGCAAACCAACCCATATCGAACTTAGCGTTATGGAATACTACGGTTTTCTTCCCGAATAGATCACGTAAAAGTTTATCGTTACGTTCACTTAAACAATCGGTGTGAATGTAAGCGCCTGTGTTTGGCGCGGCAGAAATGGAGATGCCAAGCACTTCTCCATTTCGTGGGTATAAGTCGCTGGTTTCAGAGTCAAGACCTATATAAGAATAAGGCTGATCGTGGCACCATATTAGATATTTATAAGCTTCTTCTTCGTCTGTAATACCTTTAAAGTTATTCATATTATATTTAGGAGTAACTTTACTTCCGCTGATAAAAGCGTTAATAGACTTTACAGAATCCTCCCAAAGCGGTTTAGCTTCAGGCTTGAAAGCAAGCATGGCAGGATTAATAGTAGGAATGAACTTCTCATCCACTACTTTTCCTGAGTATTCTGTTACAGAACTCTTGCCTGTGAAGAACTTAAAAGGCTCAGAGCCTACTAGGATGACCCAATCATACGCATCCGCGATAGACGTCTCAATAACTACGTCTTTCTTCAGAACTTTCTTAAGGGTAGGATCGCTGGCTAGCGATACTTTATCATATTCAAATGTGAACTGTCTATAGACAGTATTTGTAGGTTTTGTCTCTACAACTAGTACTCTGGCCATTCGCGTGATTTCAACTTTCTAATTTGTTCTCGTGTTAAGCTTCCTGGGTCAGCGCCTTCATCGAAATAATTGGTCAACACTATATTCTTAGTGTGAAATCCCATACTATCTGCTAGAGGCACTACTTTCTCGGCAGCGGCTTGCCCCGCCTCGTCGCCGTCAAATAGTACATGCAACTCATGCACGCCTAACATTTTCAGCAAGCTAAGTTTATCTTCATTAACTGTTTGAGTGCCAAAAGCTGTCATTACGAATGTAATACCATTATCATACAACTTAAGCATATCAAACACGCCTTCAACAAGTACTATTGTACTAAATTTTGGCTTGTTAGTCATAGGGTACATAGGAGCCTGCGAACCAGCAGGATAAAGCTTGTATTTAGGTTTCGCAAAAGCATCGAATGATCTTGCAGAAAAGTTAGTTATTTTACCTGTGATATCATAGATTGGGAACACCAATCTGTTAGGGAATTCGTCCTCATAAGTAAAAGCTTTGAATTTCTTATAAGTTGCTGCCGATATACCTCGATAATCGTCCTCCCAGAAAACCGCATCTTCAGGAATCTGCAAGCCCACTCTTTCTAGGGTTACCTGCTCGATTTTCTTTTTAAGGGTGTTTCTAAGCATATCTAGCCTGGATTGTTCTATTCCAAACTTGCTAAATATGTTTCCTCTATGCCCACAGGAGAAGCAGTGAAAGATACCAGTAACCCGGTCCATTCTCATGGACGGGTTACTGTCATCGTGTTCCGGGTTAAGGCATTTTATTAAGAAGTCTTTACCGCTGGGGATAAACGCTATCTTGTGTTTTACTAGAACTTCTTCCACATTCATGGCATTTCCCTATTTTGATCAGTATAGCATAAAGATTTGCTGGTGTCAAGAACTATTTTTGCCACTTTCTATCTTCTACTTCTTCTTTGTCTTTATCCTCGTCTTCGTCCTTAGCAGTTACAACTGCAGAGTCCGGGCCAATTTTCAGGGTGTCCCAGTCCATGCTAGAAGTAAAGTTAGTTTCCGCATTTCTTCTATCTTTTGTACAAGTAAACGTCATTGCACAATCATCCTTTTGATGTGGGTCTAGAGTAAAGGCAGCATCTGCTGGGTCCAGAATACCTTTGGCAAATCTGGCTTCTCCACTTGCATCAATCTGATAAGGGCATACCACAGGTATGCCAAACTTTTGTGCAATGTCAGCTTTTAGAAAGTTAGCCACTTCAATCTGCTCGCCCCAATCAAAAGAGCCTTTTTTAGAGGGAATCTTAGACAGCTTAATTTTGTTTATGTAGTCAATAATAATTACTGACGGTTTTATTAGAGGAACTTTACGCTCACACTCTGACCTAATTTTAGATACAGTCATTTGAGGATCATAAATGACTTCAAACCTGGACTCTTTAAGAGGCAGGCTTATCAGTTTTTTATGAAACTCATCAAAAGAGATGTGCAGCCCGTAATGTTCTTTAAAGAAATCTTCACCACCTTCGTACCTAGAAGACCACCATTTTGCTACTCTGAACAGCTCATCCGAGGATAGTGTTCTATTACGTAGTCTATAGGCAGAAACATTTGCACCAATAGATGCAACACGCTGAATAATATCGCGCTGGTGCATTTCTATAGTGAAGTACATTGAAGATTTGTTCTCTGCTTGCATATTAGCCATGACATTGGCGCAAACTAGAGATTTTCCTGATCCTCGTCTACCCCCAATCATGATTAGATCTTCGGGGGTATATTGGATCACGGAGTCAAATTCAGTATTTAACCCTAATGGTATGTAACGAGATATAACTTCTTGCGGCTCAAATAGCGCTATCCTTTGCATTGTTTCTTGTTCTTCATCAAGATCGATCTTTTTCTCAATCCCTACGATAACGTCCTGCAGGGCTTGGATAGTTTCAGCAGCACTTTCAAAAGCCACGGAATTATCTATAAGTTTCGTAACTCCCTCAAGTACTAGCCGTTGAGAGTAGTCGTTTTTTAGAAACTCTAGAAGAATACCGGCATCGGTGTCTACTTCTACTTGTTCAACAATAGCTACACGTTGTAGTAGTTGTTTACTTTTGGCATCGAATTTAAGCTCTTCGAAGGTAGGTAGTTTGTTGAACCTATCTACGAAAGAGGAAACTTTGTCGTATAATGAAGAATATTCAGGTGTAAGATAGTTTTTTCTGAGAGAAGACCAAGTAGAGATATCCTGTTGGGTTAGCAACTGCTTAAATAAAGCACTAGCAAGATCCAAGGTGTTTCTCCAACAAAAACGGGGTGGAAGTCTCCCTCCACCCCGCTGTTGCTCATTAGACTAAAAGATTAGGCTTTTGCAGCATTCTTTGCAGCTTTTGCAGCGCCTGAATAGTCTTTCGCGTCAACTCCACGACGAGTCAACATTGTCTTCACGCCACGCTCTGAGCGGTCAACTTTCACAGAGATTTCTGCTACAGTCATGTTCGCTAGGTCAAGACCTTCGAACGCATCTTCTACTTTCGCAACGTTCTTAGACGCTGGGATCGCGGAGATTTCCTTCGTGCGAAGGAGCGATAGAGCCTTACCGCGTACCGAAGGTACCGTGCGGTTTAGCTTGCTAGCGATATCTTCAAGGAAGGCGTCGTCGTTTGCCATCTTGATGAAAATTGCTTGTTCCTTGTCGTTGAAGGTACGCTCGTAAACTTTCTTCTCAGTTGGCTTAACAGCGTCGGTAAGTTCCATAGAAAGAACTTTACCTTGAATTTGCTTCGCGGAGAAAGCGCCGTTAGCAAATGCTGCTGCGATTTCTGCGAATGTGTAGTCTCCGGAATTCTTAACAAGGAACTCGCGAAGAGCGTCTTCTTGTTCTTCCGTGAACGTCTTGGTGGCTACAGTTGCCGACTTCTCGACGTCATAGCCTTCTTTACGAAGCTTAGCAGCGATTGAACGTGCAGTTGTTTCCAGTTCTACAGCGGCTGCATTTACAGTTTGAATAGATACTGGTTCTTCGTTGCCTACGTAAGCTACTAGCTGCGCAAGGCGGGCTTCATCCCATTTTGGTAGTGCCATTATATTAGATCCTTTATATTATTAATAATGATTGTGCCATTGGCACGTGCTTTTTCAGTCTTTGCGCTTTCAACCCCAGACTCGTTAACCAGATACTTGGTTGTCTTAGTCACGCTTTCTACTGGTGTATATCCTTTTTCGGAAAGGTAAACATTAGCTTCGGCTTTAGTTTTGAAAGACTTTAGTTTTCCAGTAATACATACTGTATCACCTGTAGTATTTTTCTTCTCAGCTATGAAAGAAAATGGTAGGTCTATCCATTCCTCTGTATCTAGCCAATTAAGAAGATTAGTGGCGGCTTTGGGGCCAAGAACAGAATTCGCTAACTTTTCTGTGATTTCACTTAAATGGTTAATATTAGCGCATATTTTGTCTGAGGCTACTTTGCCTATTAGTGGTATACCCATGGCGGGGAGAACTTGGTTTAGGCTCGCAGTTTTACTTTTTTCAATGTTTGCATAGAGCTTATTACCTAACGCGTCTCCGAGACACTGGTTAATATCATCTTTATCTAAACTATATAAGTCTGTGATAGAGACGACGTTTAGTTTACGAATTGCTGCAGGTCCTAGCCCGATTATTTTTAGGACCTTTCCAAAATTCTCTATTAGTTTGAGTCCTTGTGCGGGGCAGTCAGCGTTTCTACAGTAAAGGACAGAATTAACGATCTCAAGCGTACTGCTACAAGATGGGCAATGTTTTGGGGCTTCGATCTGTGTCATATGTATCTCTTACTGTCCTTATAGTATAACCCCGATGACCGTCAAAGTCAAGGAGAATTTTTCTTAGCTGTCCAAGTTGAAAATATTAATACCATATAGATCATTGATAATCCAACCAGCGTCAACTGCAATTTTTTGATGCTCTTTTTGAGTACCATTTGCTGAGCGAAGTTGAACAAAGTGAATCCAGCTACGAAGCGTGCCATTCATGTAAAGCCTACTCTTAGTGTTACCCTCTGGAAGCACAGCGCGAGCTTGTTCTTTAGCAATACCGTTGCTGACCGCCCATGTGTAAGCTTCCATAGACATATTATATACTCTTTGTTGTTCAATTAACCAACGAGCTTTTAATTGCTCATCCTCAGTTTCGATAGAGTTCTGCCTATTTTTATTATCTTGAAGACGAGCTTCTCTAGGCACATACTGCTCACCAAGTGCTGCGGGGTCAGCGTATCGCTGACTAAACTCCTGAAAGCTGAAAGACCTGTGACGAAGAATCTGACGTGCGATGTCCCTAGTTGTTGTGATCTCCATACATACAGAAACCATTTCGAACGGAGACCAGTGATTATTATCAATAAGATATTTGATGAGCTTAGGGGCTGTATCCATTTTGTCCTGGTTTGCAGGATTGGAAACTTTAGCACAATAGGCTACTAGATCGAGAGGCAGAGATACTTTCCCAAACTCACGTTCAGGTTGGGAATACGAAATTAACTTGACCGACAAATCAGCCTCCTGTGAACATAATATAAATTTGGTAAACTAAGGCTGCCACAGCAAGTAC